TGTGTGTGTTACGGACTTTGTTTATCAGGGTCCCGTCCGGGTCTGTACAGAGGGTTAGGGAGCCTTCCCTAGTTGTCTCCACAGTTGGGCCTTGAGTGCTTCGAGTTCTACCTGCGTGTTATTGTCTGCTTGCTGCTCTGTTTTATTGATTGCGAGCAACTGTTCAAATTTCTTAGAAAGATCGGTGACTTTGTCCACGAGGGATCGGTAACTGGGCGCGGGTGCGGAGAGATTTCTAGTTCGGGTGGCTATGAACCTAACTGATGTGATTGTAGTAGCTGTTGGTGCTGTGGCTGAAACTGAGATTAAACTACCTGTTGCTTGTACAAGAACTATACAAGTCATGGTTGTGCTAGTGAAGGCATCCTGGAGGATGGTGATTATATTACAGCCCCCCCAGGATAAGCCTGTTCGTTGAGTGATCGCAGAGCCTTGTGTAACTTCTGTCATATAATAAAGGCCTCCACTTGCCACTGGTATTTTTAGATGCAATCCATCAACATATTGAAAGTTGAAGTCGTTAGAGGCATCATTGTTGAGGGATGTACCGAAAGGAGCTGCAGGGGTTGGGGCTTGTGCTGTGCACGTTGCGCAATTTGTAGTGTTCATGTTGCCGCTCTCAATAGTTGGTTTGTAGAATTTAATTTTGTAATTCCACTCAACAGTGCCAATCGTAGTGCCGGCTGATATGGTTGACCAGACAGCATTGCTAACAATGTAAAGTTTCCCCATGTTCATAAGTCTTGGGTCATTACCGTTGCTAGTGAAAAGTGATGGTTGCTTGTTTTCCCGTCGATAACTTATTGATGTTGGAATCCAAGGTGAGAAGGTTTTGCCTCCGTTGTCTTCAGCCCTGCTTACATTGATAGCACCATTAGACAAAGAGTCTACGGTGTCAGGATCAAAGGCCATCATAAGTTGCCCTGGTACTTGCACAGAGGTGGATGGTCTAAAGGTGAAGACGGAATGCAAAGCGTCGTATCTCTCATAAAGTGAAGCCAGAGTCCCGAGTCTGGTACCTGGAAAGTTTTGAGGTGCTATGTCGAGCTGCAAGAGAATGTCCCCAACTTGGTTGGTGGGTTGTACAGTAACAACCGCAATTTGTTCTTTGCCAGCTAGAATCACGTCATTGGTGTGTGTTCTCTCCTGACGAGGAGGACGAGCTCGAGACTGAATACCAACTGCGGCAGGAGCAGCAAAAGAGCGGTTTCCCACTCTGGTTCTCCTACGCGGGAGACGCAGCCTCCTCGGACGAGCAGTGCGGCGTTGGCGAGCAACTGCAAAGCTTGAACGAGCACGAGACTTACGACTAGTAGTTTTCTTACCATTTCGTGGCATTATTAGTTCGGTTGGTTTGAGTGACTTCTTGAGTTTGATGATTTCCCTTTGAAACTCCGGGTTGTTGGGAGGTGGGATACGTGAGAGATGATTGGATCGGAGTAAACCTAACTTTCTGGTTGCTCCTTGTATTGAAATGCCTAAGGCTGTGAAATAACCTTTCCAGCCCCCTGCTTTCCACGCTTCTTTAGCTAACTTAAAGTCAGCTGCTGTTAAATCTTGATTATTTGCGTACGCTGTGTCGTGATCACGGCAGGCAGCGTCGAGTTTATCGATCGGTTTGATCTTACCGTTTGCTACTGAAACTTGAT